CCCAGCCGCCTGCCTATGGGCAGCCCGCTCAACAGCCTGCGCCTGCTGGGTATCCGCCAGCAGCAGCGCCGCAGCCTGCCGGGCCGCCAGCGGGCTACCCTGCGGCGCCTCCGGCAGCTGCTCCGCCAGCAGCAGCACCGCCGCAGTGGGGACAGCCTGCCCCCGGCGGATGGGGCGGCTGATTGACCACCGATCGCCCACGGATCGCCCTCCTGCCGCAGCAGGGGGGCATTTCATTTGATGAGCCCAGCCATCGCTACTGGGTGTGGTCGCAGCGCCGTGGGCGGTGGCTGCAGCCGCCCAGCTGCTCACAGGTGCTCGGCCTCTCTGGCGCCAAGGGCTTCAACCCCGAGCACTGGCGGCGCAAGCTGATCGAGCGCGAGGGCATGCGGCCGACTGAGGCCGAGGCCTACATGGATCTGCATCGCAACGGCCGCGCCGACATCGGCACCGAGCTCCACGCCCTGATCAGGCAGGAGCTGCTGGGCATCGCTGCGCCGCCGGTGCAGTTCGCCGAGTCGCTGATGCTGCTGGCCACCTGGCGGCGACTGTTCCTGCCGCAGATCGAGGAGGTCATTGCCTGCGAGTCGCCGCTGGCTTCGCTGCAGTTGTTCTACACCGGCACGCCGGATCTGATCGCCCGCGTCGCCGGGCGATGGCTGATCGTGGATTGGAAGAGCAAGGTCAGCGCCGAGAAGGCGAAGCCCGATCAGGCATGGCCGCTGCAGCTGGCGGGCTACGACCTGCTAGCCCAGGAGCGCTACGGCATCCGCTTGGATGGGGCAATGAATCTGATGGTGTGGCCAGGCGGCTGCGAGGAAGTGTTCTGGCCGCCTGAGAAGATGGCCGAGCTGCGGCGCCGCTACATCGGCCACGTCGCCTGGGCCCATGCTGTCAAGGGGGTACGCGGTGATGCTGCTGCCACCGGTGCGCTGGCGCACGTGCTGCAGCTCCACCCTGAAGCGCTGGAGCTGGCCACACCACCATCGGGCCATGGGGCGTGGACGGTGGCGCAGCTGCTGGGCAGCGATCACCCCGCTTTGCGTGCGGCTTGACGCTGAGCGCGAGACTGCCGGCGCATGTCCTCGAAGAGGAGCTGCCGCAGGTATCCGACCCTGCCGAGCCCCCGCAGTTCGGCCTCGCGGTCAAGGTGCTCCACCTGCTCGGCGGGCAGTTCGACGGAGATTTGCCGGTGTCCGGGTTTCAGGGGCCAGCTGGGCATCGCGCTCTGTTCAGTGAATCCACTCTAGAGGGTACCGGATGGGAACCTATGAGGTAGGGTACTGGGGCCATCCGCACACGCTGCTCCATGGCGATGCCGACCACTGCCCGGGCCAGGTGGTGGGTGCCTTGCGGAGTAGAAGCCGCCTGGCTCGGCCTCTCGCCTGTCACTGGACCCGTCGAGGTCTGCCGCTGGTTCCGGCTTTGTAAGGCTCAGGGCGGCAGCAAGCAACGAGCGGGTGGCTCCTATTCCGCGCCATGATTGAACCCGCCTACCTGGCAGCACTGCGTCATCAGGTGCGCTGTGAACTACTGCTGACGATGGTGCAGCTAGAGCAGCTATGCCCTGGCTGGTGGGCTGACCTCAGCGAGATGGCCCAGCAGCTAGGTACCGATCGCGCATCCCTGAATCGGTCGCTGACCAAGCTGGAAGCGATGGGATTGATCAGGCGCGAGCGGATCAGTAACACCGGCGGGAACTGGGTTTGGTGGGTCAAGCGTTGCGAGGATGACCAGCCGTGTCCAGACGCCGAGCCGGCGTGGAGGCTGCGCGATCTTCAGCGCGGCAGAGTCATTCGCGTCACGATCCGCGGCAGGTGGCAATGGGCGGAGCGCCACGGGATCCCTCGGGCAACGATGCAGAGCTTCCTTGGCGGCCACCAGCGCACGATGAAAGGCCGCTGGCAGGTGGCAGGCAGCCCATGGGATGACGAATCTGGCTGCTGATGGGTGCAAATGGGGAACCGTTGCGGTAGGGTGGTGGAGACCACTCGCCATGCACCAATGGGCCACCATCAGGCGCCCTGCGCGCCGCCCCCGTCACTCGACACCATCCGCCAGCAGCTCGACATCCTGCTAGCCCGAATCGAAACAGATCAGGAGGCCCTCGCCGCCGAACAGGCCGCCGTGGCCCGTGCCACCGAGGCCCTGCACGAATCCTCGGCGCTGCAGGCTGCCCTATCCCAGGGCCAGGAGCTGATGCGCGGCCGGGTAGTGATGCTGATTGACCACCAGCTGGGGATGCTCAGGGAATCGCCCACGGCGGTGCTGCTGCGGGCGCTGCGGCAGCAGGTGCGGGAGGTGGAGGCGTGAGCGCACCGATCACTCTTTGGCGCCTCAAGTGGGGCGAGATCAAGCTCGTTGAATGCACCAAGGCCACCGCTTGCTACGTCTGGCCGGCAGATGATCACTGGGGCGGCAAAGAGGCGCGCCGATCTGATCGGCACAGCTACCACGAAACCTGGGCAGAGGCGTATCACACGCTGCTGGAGCGGGCGGAGAACAAGCTGGCCTATTGCCGCCGCGAGCTTGAACGGGCCCAAGGCAATTACGGCCGAATCCAGGCCATGAAACCACCGGCTGATGCGGAGGCCCAGCCATGACCCTCTGCATCCTCGCCGGCATGGTCGAGATCATCGCCGTGTTGGTCATTGTCGGCACCGCCACCCTCGCCACGTCGCTGTGGTGGGCGCTGTGTGAGCGGTTGGTGGGGGAGGGGATTGATGCCTGACAACACCCTGCTAGGCCGCTGCACCGTGGCCTATGAAGAGGCCTTTAACGATGCACTGCAGGCCTGGCCCGACGCCTCAGCCCGCCGCCGTGGCGTGGCTGCCGTAATCGAGCATCTGGCCGCTGAGCTGCTGGTGATGCACCAGCGCAATGAGGGCCGGCTGTCGGCGCACGACGCAGCGCGGATGCTGCTGGAGGATCTGCGATGACCACCTACGCTGAGTTCCTAGACCGCAAGCTCCACACCGGCGCTGACCACGGCTTCGATCCAGTGTTCATGCCGCCGCAGCTGTTCGACTTCCAGCAAGCCCTAGTCGAGTGGGCTGTCCGCAAGGGCCGCGCCGCAATCTTTGCTGACTGTGGTCTGGGCAAAACCGCCATGCAGCTCACATGGGCTGAAAACGTGGCGCGTCACACCGGCCGCCCGGTGCTGATCCTGACCCCGCTGGCCGTCGCCGCGCAGACCATCCGCGAGGGTGAGAAGTTCGGCATTGAGGCTCACCGCTCCAGCGATGGCAGCGTGATGGGGCGGATCGTGATCACGAACTATGACAGGCTCCACCTGTTTGATCCTGCTGATTTCGGTGCGGTTGTCTGCGACGAATCCAGCATCCTCAAGTCGTTTGACGGGGCACGCCGTAACGAGATCACCGACTTCATGCGCAAGGTGCCCTACCGGCTGCTGGCCACCGCCACCGCCGCGCCCAATGACTTCATTGAGCTGGGCACCAGCTCCGAGGCCCTCGGCTACATGGGCCACATGGACATGCTGGCGCGGTTCTTCAAGAACGACCAGAACAACCTGACTAGCCGGCGGATGTACGGAGAGGCTCCTAAATGGCGCTTTAAGGGGCACGCTGAGCAGCCGTTCTGGAGATGGGTCACCAGCTGGGCCAGGGCCTGTCGCAAGCCCTCAGACCTTGGCTTTGACGATGGCCGCTTCATCCTGCCGCCACTGAATGAGATCGATCACCTGATCGAAACCAGCACGGTGCCGGAGGGGATGCTGTTTGCCATGCCTGCCACCGACCTACGGGAGCAGCGGGCAGAGAAGAAGCGCACCGTTCAGGAGCGCTGCGAACAGGTCGCGGCCATGGTCGCCACTACGGGCAAACCCGCTCTGGTGTGGTGCCACCTGAACGAGGAGGGGAACCTGTTGCAGCAGCTAGTCCCCGATTCAATTCAGGTCTCTGGATCTGATCGGGATGACGTGAAGGAGTCAAGGCTGGTGGACTTTGCGGAAGGTCGCGCCAGGGTGCTGATCACTAAGCCCAAGATCGGCGCATGGGGCCTTAACTTCCAGCACTGCAACCACATCACGTATTTCCCATCTCACAGCTTTGAGCAGTACTACCAGTCGGTCCGCCGATGCTGGCGGTTCGGCCAAAAGCATGCCGTCAAGGTTGACATCATCCTGACGGAAGGGGAGCGGCGAATCATGGAAAACCTCAGCCGCAAACGGCAACAGGCTGAGCAGATGTTTTCCAATCTGGTGACAGAGATGAACCACTCCATCGCCATCAGCAAGCCCACCTACAACACCACCACTATCACCCTGCCGCCATGGCTGTAATCACTGACCGTTACGCGATCTATCACGGCGACTGCATCGAAGTGATGCAGGGACTGCCGAGCGAGTCCGTTCACTTTTCGATCTATTCCCCACCGTTCGCCGGCCTGTACGTCTACAGCTCAAACGAGCGGGACATCAGCAACAACAACGACTATGATCAGTTCTTGCTTCACTACGGCTATGTGGTTTCACAACTGCATCGCCTGACACTGCCTGGCAGGTTGACCGCTGTTCACTGCTGCGACATTCCAACCGGCAACAGTGGACAGGATGCGCTGTTTGATCTGCCGGGCGCGATTGTGCGTTTGCATGAGCAGCACGGATGGCACTACGTGGCCCGCCACACCATCTGGAAAGAACCGCTATGGGTGCGCAATCGCACGATGGTGAAGAACCTGGCACATAAGACGATTGTGGATGATGCAGCTTTTGCTGGTGTTGCATCCGCTGATTATCTGTTGATCTTCCGCCGCAGCGGAGAGAACAAGATCCCCATCGCCAATCCGACCGGGCTTGACCATTACGCTGGAGAGTGTCCCATTCCGCAGGAGCTGCACCGCTATAAAGGCTGGAAAGGTAAGCAAACCGAAAACCGTTTCAGCCACTGGATCTGGCGTCGGTATGCCTCATCTATCTGGGATGACATCAACATGGGCCGGGTTCTGCCGTTCCGTGATGGCAAGGATCCTGACGATGAAAAGCACGTTCACCCGCTGCAACTGGATGTGATCGATCGTGCTATCTGCCTGCGGTCAAACCCCGGCGAGACAGTGTTAACTCCATTTATGGGTGTGGGCAGTGAGGTCTACGGGTCGGTGTCGCTAGGCCGCCGTGGTATCGGAATCGAGCTGAAGGAGTCTTACTTCAACCAAGCAATCAAGAACATGGAGATCGCCGTGGAGGACACCCGCGACCCTGACCAGGGCAGTCTGATCAACCTCGATGAGATGGAGACCGCCTAATGGAAACCCGCCGCCTAACCATCTGCCTCACCCTCCCTGAGGTTGAGGCCCTCCGCCGCCAGCTCCGGCCTGGCGAGGGGATGAACGATCTGCTGCGGCGGATCGTGAACGACCGCATCCACAACCCCACCCCATCACGATGACTATTCAGTACCGCTACAAACTGCCAATTCGCGATACCTTCTGGGCTACCCAGGGCTTCGGCATCGAGCCCTACAACGTCGAAACCGGACGCAAGGCAGCCAAGGCGATAGTGCGCCTAGTGATGCACACCCGTGTACCGGGATCTGACAGGGAGGCCATGGCTGTGGCTGACAGGATCACCGAGCTGCTCAATGCCGGCGGCACCTACGCCGGGCCTAAGACGCTGCGCTTGGACTGGCTGCACCGGCACACCCCTGAGTCGGTGGAGGGGTACTTCCTGTGATCACCTACACCACCCCCACCCTGCAGGCCATGGCCCGCATTGCCACCGCGCCTGTCACCAGCGATCAGGCCCGGCGCCCACCAACACCATCCACCCGGCTATCCCTGGCCGCCTGCCCCATGCCGGCGCGGTGCTTCACTCCATGCGAGACGTGCACCAACGTCGCCCGCAGCGTCGCCGGTGAGCTGGGGCAGGTACTCAGGGAGCGCCACGGCGGGTCCAGTTCGGTGGCGGACTGGCTGGATGGATTCACACACACTGGAGATGAACGATGAGCACTGATTACAGAGCGTTGTGTGCCGAGCTAATTGAAGATGTCTGTTATCTGATTGACTGCGTTGATCATGACTGCTGCGATCCCGTCGCCCTGATGGAGTGCCGCGAGCATCTATCGCAGACCCGCACCGCCCTGGCC